AAAAATATACACATTAGCCTTCTACTTCCTCGATTTCTAATGAATCGACGTAGGTAGAAGCGTATATATATTTCATTTCATCTACTGTGGGTTTTCTTGAATTTAAATACACAAAATCTTCTATTTGTGTGTCAACTCTGTTTAAAAATCCCGCAGTAGGCTTTCCATTTTTTTGAATTAGCTCATGAATTATTTCTGGATTTAAATCAATAAAAGGTTCTATATTTGTAAGTAAACAAAGTTTGAAATATTCCAATTGGTCAAATTCAGCTTTTGTTAAAGATCTTACATTCTTCTTTTTATAGTAATCCAACATCATAGGAGTTACTTCTTCTGCTATAGACTTCTGAATTTCATATGCCCATAAGGTGGCCGCAGTTTCTCCGATTGTTTTAGTTTTACGTTTAATTTGATCTTTTTTACCCGAAGGTCTTCCTCCTTGCGGTTTCCCATCCACAGCCTTTGGAGCTTCAGGCAAACCAGTAGGTAGTCCACCCGGAGGTTTTGATGGAGCAGCGGTTGGAATTTTTCTTTTAGGAAGGTCTAACTCATCATGATAATAGTCATCCGCTAGACCATCTTTAGTGACAAGCACCTTAGCAACGTCATTACGAACATTAGGGTTGTGATATGGGCTAGCTTTCATTGGAGTTGCTATATCTTTTCTACGAGACTGCTCTTCTCTTCTCACTCTAATTCTTTCAATTTCTGGAATTTCTCCAAATCTTTCAAGAATAGTTTGATCGGAAAGAATGCCTCTATCTGCCAAATTAATGAGTAATTGCTTTTCAGCAGCTTCATCTGAAAGAATAATATTATCAAATCTAATTTGTGCTGGTAGTTTGAATCCCATAGCCTTTTGGACATGTTTAATTTCTTTTTCCCAAAACTGAGTTAATAACATGCGCCCATATTCAAGACGCTCAACAAGAGTTTTAAGAGATACATAATTATTGGCATAACTACCACCTGAATTAGCTCCTGCTAAGCTAGGAGGTATACCTAATCCAGCATAAATACTTGTAAGAACAGGTTGATATTTTTCGCTTCCAAGAAACTTGTATGCCTCTGATGAGCTTTCTTTAAAATCTAATTCTGGACCCCAAATTAAGTCCATAGTACCACCACCAGTGTTAGATGCGATAATATCACGAAGTTTATTGATAACATCTTTCTTAGGAATAATTTTATGCTCTAAACTTCCTATTCTCCATAGACGTATTTGTGAAATAGCGCCATCAAGAGCAGCTAAGTCAGCAAGTTTCATTTTTTCTAACATAATCAGGTCATCAAGAATGGCATATACCATTGGATTTGCCCAAACCAACCAATCGTCTTTCTTGTAATAAAAAACTTCAATTGTTTCGGGGTCCATCCTAATCTGTCTTTTGCCTTGTTTAATTTGAGCTTGAAGATCAGGTGGCAGCTTAGAGAATGTTTGCTTTCCGCTCATGTCGGCAGCAGTAAAAGTGTCATATGTGGTCTTGGATAAATTAAGAACATAGATTGGCTCACCAAGAAACATACCATTATAATAATTTAACACATCAATCGTAAGAGGATTTAAAAAGTCATACTTCCAAGGGATTTCCCTTTTAGTATACTTTCTATCTACAAGTTCAATATCAGCTTCTGCGGTAGCTCTCTTTAAATCTTCTTCTCTAGCTGCACTAACTTTAGCAGTGCTTCTTTTGACTACAACATTTCCGCAACGATACAAATAATTTAAAAATCTTTCAGATTTTTCTCTTCCTTTGATCTGTTTAAACCAAGCTTTATAAAATCTTTCAATCGCCTTATTAGGGTGAACAATATCGACGCCCTGAGAAGCGAAATCGCCCATTAAATCAATCACATTACGAATAATACCCACTCTATCATAAGCATCCATCGACATTTTAAGGATACGCTTTTGACGAGTTGGAACAGCTTCTTCTGGGCGGAAGCGATAGTAGTCATTTCTAGTGATACTTGTGCGTACAGATCGATTAGGTTCGATATCAATGTATGAGCGATATGAATAACCAACGGATTTCTGCATACCTGTGTTTTCATCATAGGCGTTAGATGCGTCTGCAAATGCTTTCTGGCGTGATGATTCATCGGCCCATGTTGAATAAAGTTCAGGTTCATTTGACATATGTATTGATTCTCCAGTTAATTGTATTGACAATGGTATTACAATTTAATACACACTTTTAGAAATAATTGTTATAAATATCTTTCATATTTTCTGAAAACCAAGCTGGCCCAGTATATAAATCATTTCCAATGTCCGGCTTAATAAAACCTTGAGCAAATCCTACATTTTGATAGTATTCTTCATCATATTTTATAACATCTGCATGTCTGTTCAAATTCCTAGCAACCCAATTAGCAATAAGTAAAGCTGAGTATCTATCTTTTCTAAGTTTATTCTTTTTGCCACTTCTTGTATCAGGCGTGTCCCATCTTTCTCTGCCATTTGGAGTTTGGGTGATAACTATTAGAGATAATTCGCTTTTTAGGTCTTCAATTTCCATTACGCAGTCTTCAAGGGTGTCATGCGTTCTATTTGTCCTTTTATCTTCCTCAAGAGAAAGACCTAGACTAGCAGCGTCAAAAAATGGAAATAGAATTGCCTTATCTTCCATGTCTTTTCTTAATCCGTGGTTGGCCTCTCCTGTCCAAGATGCGCTAGCAAAATTCATAACCTCAATAATATGTAGTCCTGACTCACCATCAGTGTCTGAAGGCTTATCTGGGTTGATTTTGGGCCATATAGGGAGTTCTCCGTCTTTAGTCTTGTTCTTGTCGTGTAATGATTCCATAACTGCTATGCCTCCACCCTGTGGGTCCATAGCAATCTCAACAGTTGGAAATATTTTCATTAAATTTCTAATTTTACGTGCGCAATATCCATAAAAGTCGTTTTCTTCTGTTAATTTTGATTTTAGAGTTTCTCTATGTCGCTCTCTAGTAGTCGTCCAGCAGTATACCACTCTTCTATGGTCGTCGTTAATTTCCAATACTACAATTGAGAAGTTGTCAACTTCAGAAGCTGGGTCAACACCAATGACATATTTTTTATTTGGATTGCCTCTTGTGCTAGCCTCAAAGAAAACTTCTCCAGAAGACAGTGTAATTGGTTTATTTTCAGAACATACGCACGATTCAATTAAGCTACGTTTAAAAAACCCCTTACTATCAGTAGAAAAGCAAGCCCCATATTCCATTTGGAAGATACCAGCATGGACGGTAGCCTTAGATCTAGAGATTTGCCCTTCATCCATAAATCCCGGTGGCAACATGTCTACAGGAATCCTATATACACCGTAATCTTTCCAATTGAAGTCTTCAGGAACTTCTCCTCTGAAAACTTCGGTTAGCATTTTCCTATCTCCTTGACTTCTTACAATCGCATGGTATCTTTTCCAGTAATCGGCGAAGTGATTGAAGTCATAGTATGCGGTTCCAGAGAGTATAATCTGATTTGATCTATAAAACTCAGCATTATCTTCTGCTACCTCAAGCTCTATTCCAAGCTCTTTTGCTCTTTTTTCTTTTGCCCTAGCTTTAACCTTCTCAATTGGTGAACTGGCGACAGCGGCAAACCCCGCTACGACATTTTCAAAAATTTCTCTAGGAATAGAGGCAAATTCATCAGCAACAATGTCATTTGCGCGCTGACCTCTAATTTTTTGTCCATCTCCAAGCGGTAAGAATGTGATTATGCTTCTATTAATCCTAACTGTACATCTATCAACGTCTCTTGTCGTGCCGCTACTTTGATCACACAGGTCGCGAAGGATTGGAGCATTTCTCCATATGCCTTCCGCATACTCAAATAAAACTTTAGATTGTCGGAACGCTGCCCCGACAACCACTATTTTCCGTTCCGGCAAAAAGAATGCTCTAAGCATACAATATAGAGATAATATAAATGATTTACCAAAGCCCCGCGAACCGACTAGCATTGGAAACTTCCTGTTCCACATATCATGCAATATCAGTGCCTGTACAGGGGAAATTTCAATATTAAATATATGTTTACACACAAAAGAAAAATACTCCGGACGTGTCATCAGCCACGCCAGAGTTTCGGTTACTTTAGTTTTATCATCTCCTGCTAGTTCATAGGCATACTCAAGAGGATTAAATAGTCCATCTTCTTCAACTTCTATGCCTAGCCATGCATCTCTAAGCTTCTGTTCTATATCGCTCATAAATTCTCTTCATTAATGATAAAGCGGCCTTATTTGCAAAATATTTACTTCCTGCAAATATAATATTGACATTATACTTTATTTGAATTTCCATAATTACCTTTAATAAGTACTTACCAGTGATCTTGCTCTGCTTTTGTAGCTTTTCATTAGGTCTATGGAATGGATACTCGATTAAATCCTTCATTTGAAACTCGCAAATAATAAAAGCGTGAGGATATTGTTGCATTCTTATTAATTCTCTAGCAAACCTATCATAATCTCGCCCCAAATTGCCAGCCAACTCCTCTATACACCCTTTTCTTTCAATGACTAGCTTGTCTTCCATGCCTTTTACGGTATAGTCACCCGTTTTTAAGGTTCCAAGCTCTTCCGCGACAGTGTGTTCATAGTGGAACTCCCAAGGAGTCTGCTCTCTAGTATCTCTAATGATTGTAAAGTCAGGTTTTTTTTCCATTTTTTTGTACCAATGCTAAAAATAAACTTTGAAAGTGTACTTCTTTGCCAGTAATATCCTTGTGACACGACTTGCAAAGTGTAATTCCGTTCATAGGATCAAATCTGAGTGTAGATGCATTAGCCCAAGTCATAATATGATGCACTTCAAGGCTCTTGCGTATACGAGATTTGCACATTTGACATGTAAACTTATCTCTTTTTAATACTTTAGAACGAAATTCCTTGTAAAGAGGGTCTTGATAGTCTCGCTTCTTCCACGTCATGCTCTACCATTCTTTCTACGAGTTTATAGAAGGATATTTCTGGAGACCAGTTTAATTTTTCGTAAGCTTTCTTAGGGCTTCCTCGAAGAAATTCAACTTCAGCAGGGCGATAAAATTTAGGATCAATAACTACATATTTTTCCCAGTCTAAATCATAGTGGGAAAATGCAATTTCTAAAAATTCTTTAATAGTATATGTATTACCAGTAGCAACAACATAATCATCTGGGGTTTCTTGCTGGAGCATTAACCACATAGCCTTGACGTAATCTTCTGCATGGCCCCAATCACGATGGGCATCGAGGTTGCCAAGGTGCAACTTAGGGAATTTTTTATCTTTTTCGCTTGCTATAAATTCCCCCAGCCATTTAGTGATCTTACGGGTTACAAAATTTTCGCCCCTTCTCTCACTCTCATGGTTAAAAAGTATTCCAGAACATGCAAAAATATTATAAGAGTCTCTATAATTACGAACTAAGTGATGTGCCGCAAGTTTAGCAATGGCATAAGGTGATTGTGGATAGAATGGGGTTTCCTCGTTTTGAAACCTTATCGGGTCTTCGCCAAGATCATTATATACGGTTGTGTAATTTTTCCCAAACATTTCACTTGAACTTGCTTGATAAAACTTTGTCCCCGTGCTACAATTTCTTATAGCCTCAAGACAGTTCAAAACCCCCTTCGCCGTCACGTCCCACGTTGTACCGGGCTGGTCAAAAGAAGTTTTAACGTGTGACTGTGCGCCAAGGTTATAAAACTCATCTACTTCATAATCATTCAATAAACGATAGAGAAAGCCCTCATCTGTCAAGTCGCCCTCAACAAGATGAAATTTTTTATGTGCTACGCAATTAGCAAGTCTAGAAAAATTAGGTTGGGAGGTTCTGCGATATACGCCGATTACCTCATACTTCTTTGCTAATAGGAACTCAGAGATATAACTCCCATCTTGCCCCGTAATGCCCGTTACAACTGCTCTTTTAACCATTCGTTTGTTTCCTCTCATTTTTTATCCTTCTACGGTTTCGGGGGTTAAGAAGGGTTGATCTGTAATCCCGTCCTCATAAGTGTGGGCTTTGGCCAATCTTGATCGCTCTGCATCCATTGCTAGTCGCATCTTTTCCATCTCTATACCTGCGCTTTTTCTAAAATCCCCATCTAAGATGATTTTTTTAATTAAAGAGGCGAAGGTTGTCTTGCTGTCTTCGATAGCTTTAATCCGCTGCTCTCTTGTGCCTTTTAGGTCTTTTATCATGGCGGATTTTTTTGTTTGTAAATCTTTGTAGTCTCTGGAAATTGCTTCTTGGGATGCCCGTAACACTGCACACTGACGTTCCAAGTTTGTTACCAAATCCCAGTCAATCAACTCTTTGTTCTGGTTTTTTTCTTCTATAATAACCTGTTCTAAGTTGGATAAGGTTTTAATATTATCATTTTGCGACTTTAAACTTCTATTCATAAGAATTTCAAGTTTAATAGTATCGACGATTTGAATTTCTTCAGTGTGGAAAACATCATCACGAAATTGTGACCACATCTTCTTCCAGTGGAATATAAACATCTCTAGCTCATCTTCACTGAATTGTCCTTCAAGGTCGTACCAGTAGGCTTTGCCCTTAAGTTCGTTAAGGGCTTCCACCTCTTTCTTATCGCTTGCATTTATACCAATATTTTGCTTTATCCAAAGAAGGACAGATTTAGCATCCCTATCTAAAATAGTAGCGATATTTTCATAAGACACAGTTTTAATATTGTCTTTGATATATCTCTGTTCAGACAGGTCTAATCTACCCTTACGCATAAAAAATCTCCAAGATATTCTTAAGTTCACTAACTAAGTTTAACTTCTTAGTCTTGGTGAGTGTTTGGTCATTTTTGAAACGTAGAAAGTCGCCCCTTAGATTAGCAGGAAGATGATTATCTATATAGTCGTGTAATTCCCGCTCTTCTAAGTTACTAGAACACTCTGAATTGACAACAAGATACTTAATGTTATCAATACTAGAAGCGTCCAATAGTTTCTTTTTGCCGTTTTGAATTTCTTGAGCGCGCCCCTCATCTGGGCGATAGTAGTTATCCCTTTTGAAATTCTTTAAGCGGTTTTTTATATGAATCGAAAGAAAGTT